CAAAAAGAAATATTAAGGCTAAGGTTGGTGGAAGATTTGCAAAAGCAGGTGGAGGATTTGGAGCATCCGCTGCAATGTTTGGTCTATCCATGCTGCCTGGAAGATTAGGACAACTTGCCCAAGCCATTATGCCAGTAGTATTTGGGCTTCAGTCATTAGCATTTGTAACTAAACTTATTGGCGGACTACCAACTCTATTTATTGCATTAGCCGCTGGAATGTTTGTATTAAATAAAGTAGCAAAAAATGCTGCAGAAGAAATTGCCGATGCTGCAAAAATGGAGGCAGAGGCAAGATATGGTAGTGCAAAAGCAATAGAAGAGTATGCTAATTTTACTGGAAGAGCATTACCAAGCGCAAGAGAATTTAGTAGAAATAATAGACAACTAATATCTGCAAGTGGCGAAGCAGTAAAAAGATTCGCAGAATTCTACGGACAAAAAGGAAATAGATCAACACAAATTATTAATGCTGCAGCAATGAAAGGTCCACAAGCAGGAATTCAGGCAGCAGCAGTTGATGTAGCACAAAGAGCAGCGATATTTGGCTTAGGTCCAGCAGATATAGCTGCAAATATTAAAGCAGCAGCAGATTTAATTGGAGCAGATCAAGTTAAGCTAAAGATGGCGGTACAACAAATACTATCTCCAGATGGTAAAGATATCACTAAAGAGCCTCTAACTATAAAAGCAAGAATGCAATTTTTACAAGATCAAGCGGCAAGAAATGCTGCTAGCGCTAGAGGTGCTATTTCTGGAATAGGAAAAGTCTCTATGCCACAGCTTGGTTTATTGGGCGGTAAAGGTCAAGAAGATTTTGGTATTACAAAATTTTATGCTGGAGTTAGCAAAACTCTAGAAAAGGGACCATTAAAGTTCCTAGCAGACAAAGGGCCGTTTGGAGAGGCTCGTAAAAATTATGAGGATTTACAAAAATCAATACAGTCTGCAAGTATTCAGTTAACCGTTGGATTTACTCAAGAGAAAGAATCTTTAGCGCTACTTAATGCACAATATGCAGATGGATTAATAACAAGAGAACAGTACGATGCTGGCATAGATTTATCATTACAAAACTTTGATGCTTTGTCAAGCAACACTAAGCTACTTGTTGAAGAGCTTGATAAAATAGATTCATCTGGAAAATTATCAGCAGATGCACTAAAGGGTCTTGGTAATGAAGCTTTTGCAGCATTAAAGAAAACAAATCCAGAGTTATTTAAGAAAATAACAAAGTCACTACAAGATCTAGACAGTTCTGCACAAATTGATATTATGATGGGATATGCAAAGGGCAGCCTAACAATACTTGATGTTGCAAGAATACCAGATATATTAAAGCAAATAGATGGTAAAACTGTAGAGCTTGCATTAAGAATAATTGCAGAGTCAGACCTAACTACTGGAGCCAAAGGCACTCTTTCTTCTGGAATAATCAAAGGAAGACTTGCTGCTCTTGATAAACAAATAGCTGCTACATCAGATATGAGCACTAGGGCAAAATTATTAGAACAACGCTCTAGGCTTGCTGCAGATCTTGCTGCTGCATTAAAGGCAGAAAAAGATGCATTAAAGGTTAATCAAGTTGGCAATTTAGATACAGATAATGGTAATAAAGGTGTAGGAACAGGCGGGGCTGGAAAGTTTATTAACCCATATGAAAAAGAACTAGATCTTTTAAGAAGAAAGCGTGATGCTCTTAAAGAAATTAATGATGAGTTAGACCGTCAAAACCAATATCAAATGAAGCAACTTGATCTTATTAATCAGGCTGCCAAAGCTAAAATGACTGGAGATTATTTACAGGCAGCAAGTTTGCAACAGCAATCAATGATGGAAGGTGCAAAGTTTGCCCGTGAAAGCCGAATTGTTCAGATGGATAGAATTATTGGTCAAACAGAAGAGAGAAGCAGTATCGTAGCAGAGGCAAAGAAATTATCTCCTGTAGATCAGAAATTATTAAAGAAGTTGCGTACAGGAAGCTATGGAGATATTGCTGCCTTACCAAAAACACCAAATGTTGGATTTGGAGCAACTGGACCAGGAAACACAGGAGCCGCAACTGCTGGAGGTTCAGTGTATAATGTAACAATGAATGTAACTGGATCAAATGCTGAAGAAATTTCAACCAAGGTATTAGCCAAGATAAAGCTTATGGATAGCAAGATGAACAAGACAAATAGGATACCACTATAATGGCATATGCACTTCAATCAGGACTTCATGTATCTATTAATGGTACAACATGGTACAAATTAACAGACCATAATAGAAGAGAAATTGATATTTCTCCATTATTGATAGAAAAAGAATCAAGAATGGCAAACGGTACCTTAAGAAAGTTTGTTGTAGCAAAGAAAGATGTTATTTCTGTATCCTGGGATTTTTTACCATCAAAACCAGCAAGTACAGGTAATGCCACAAATGATTCAAAATTTGTTGTGGTAGATGCCAACTACGCTGGATCTTGGATGCAATCATTTTATAATGCAAATGTTGGAATACCAATTTATCTTAAAATAATTGCTGCAAAGCATACAGATCCATCAACGGGGGCGGTACCAGCAGATAATACATATGTCTCTGCTTCAACAGGAGAAAAGACATATCAGGTATTTATGACTGGATTTTCAAAAACAATTAGAAAGAGAAACCCTGTAACGGACTTCCTGGATATTACTCTAGAGTTTACGGAGATCTAATGCTTAGCAATGTTAGTTCATCTATTTTCTCTGATTCCAGATCACTAAAAATGTCACCAGCAGTATCTGCTGAGTGGAATCAAAATATATTTAATCCACCATATGCGACGGTAGCTGGAAATGGTGCTATTCAAAATAGCCTATCAACATCTACATCATTAACAAATGTAACTGGATCAGATGCTAAAGCAGGATTTACAACTAAAAAATATCAAATGGTAGATGATGAAGACAAAATAACTTATACAGTTACACCATCTGCTACTAGTGCTGCATTTAAAATTATTACATATGTTAAAACAAATAAAGACTACCCAATTATGGCAAACATATCCGCATCTGGAAGTGCAAGTCAGTTTGGATCATCTAGCCTAGAAGTTAATTCTTTTGGATGGATTAAGGTAGAAACATATATTGGCGGATCTTCATCTTCTGACGACATATCAAGTTTTACATATAATATTGTTTTAAATAGACTAAGTTCTGAAGATACCATACCACTTGACTTTTTGTTTACCGTTCCAGAAGTCTATGCTGTAAGTTATTTTGATTATCAATATAATTCTATGTGGCCATCAGATTCAGTATTTACAGGTTTCCGTCCAGGAGAGTCCTATGTTAATACTGGTAGTTCTAAGTTTTCATTTCCTACAAATTTTAGAAAAGTAAATACTCCTATTCTTGACGGGTATACATCAGATGTTTTTATGCCAGTAACTCCAATTATTCATAACCCTCAATTATTTAATATTGCTCCGCCAGTACCATTTTATAAAAATAGTATGCTTAGTGATATAAACAATTATAAGTATTTTGTTTCTGATGTAAACAATACTTCAATTACTGGATTATATGATAAAGCCAATATCTATACTAATAAGATAGTAATAAAGTTTAATACATTAATGGCTGTTCCAACTATTAATATTTATATTAATGGATCACTCATTACCGTCGATGGTTCAACATCTATCAACCTATCAACAAACGTAAGTAAAGAAAATGGCGGTGTAATAGAAGACGCTGGTGTTCTTACCCTATATTGGAGCGGTACTGCATGGACTAGAACACGTTGGACCAATATGCCAGAGTTCACCACATCTGGATCTATAGATAGAATAACAACATTAAATAAGATTACTGTAACACAGGTGTCTAATTCAGTCAGATCAGAACTATCTTCCTATACATCAGCAGAATTTTTAGACGATGCTGACAGAATGCAAGTAATTGAAATATCTCCAAGAATTGAAGTAAACCTAAGCAATTATATTATTAATTATTCAGTGAATAAATCGTTTGATGGTAAAGATACATATCTACCAGTTTCATCTATAAACGCTGACGATGCAAGCATTGTACTTTCTGGTATTCCTCTTGGAACTATATCAGCACCAGTTGCTTTATTCTCAAGCCAAACCAACAAGTCTGGCGTAATATTAAAAAATATGCTAAGAAAAAATGTTAAGATATATGTAAACTATTTTCTAGATAATTATTTTAATGATACTACAAAAGCTCTAGTTACTTCCAATACACTAATTCCTGGCGGCATATATTACTCAGATACTTGGGAAGAGTCAGACGTTAATGAAGTAACAATCCAAGCTTTTGATATTGGGAGGTATTTACAATCAACACAAGTATCAGACTATGTATCTAGCCTAAGAAGTGTGCTAGATGTTATTACAAATATGCTTGATCTATCTGGATTTACAGACTATGATTATGATTCTTTATATACCGTTTGCACTAGTAAAAATATACCGCTTGATGTAGCATATTTTTATATTAACTCACAGGACGCAACAGTTATAGATGCACTTAATCAAATATTTTTGCCATATCAGATAAGCGCATATATTGATGAATATGGAGTAATGAAGTTTTTAAGCTTGCCAGGAATCCTATCAAAGACAACATCTGACCTTACTATAAATGAGTCATCATTACTAGATAATGGATACTCTGTAACAACTAAGGCTAAGCCAGGAAAGATATCTCTAAGGTATCAGGCTCCAAAGATAAAGCAATCGCTATCAATGCAAAACCTATCTCTTGATGCTAACTCTCCATCATTTATTTTAACAACATCAAATGATATCCTATGGTCTCAACAAAACTCAGACTCTGTCGGAATGAACTATTTAGCTAGTAGCATGAATGATAGTCAAAATTATTTTATGCTAGACCCTAACGATCCATTAGATATATTCCACACTTATAGTCTAAATAGTAGTGGGTATGCCTTTATTGAAAATGAAATTGTTTCTTTCTTATACAAAGAATATACATTACAAGATGAAAGTAGCAATACTGCCCTTGTTTCTGTCAAGAATGATATAGAGCTTTATGGAGAGATAAATAGATTTAATAGAAAGTATAATGTTGGTTTGGCTACCAGCGACGGATCAACTAAGGTTGAGGATAACACTACCGTAACTCCAACTGGTAAAATATCAAATATTCAAAGGGGAATGTTTGGAACAAAGGTTGCAGATCATACAGTGTTAACTAGCGGAAACCAGGCTTCTAAAAATATAACATGTAAGAATTTATCTTCATCATATTCAATTACAGGCAATGGAACCTTTAGTTCATCTTCATATAATCAATTTACACCTACAACTCAAAATACTGGAAAAACTATTTTTTATCCAACAACGGAGAGAAGCTCAGTAGTTACTGATTCTGGAACAGAGCCATATAAAACATACTCTACAAAGTTTAATTTTAAAAACGGTACACAAAGAGTTTCTGGCGGATTATTCTTTAATATGGATAGTGATGAAACAGATGCCAATGGAGCATTCTTTGTTGAGTTGGTCAGATATAACACTATGAAAGTAGATGGATCAGCATTAAATTCTCCACCAGTATATAAATATATATTGGTATTTTACAGATGTAATGGAACAAATGCAGACCTTATAGCCTATTCAGATGTTACAGCTATTATTAATAACATTATAAATAACTTTGAAATGGTACTAGAAAAAAGTATAGTAAGCGGTGAAGTTGTTTATACACCAACTGTTGACTTTAGATATGCATCATTTAATTTACGTGTTGCATTATATGAGTCCACTGGAACAGATGGAGAAAGCACATCAGTTAGAAATCTCATGTCAGTATTTGTAAATAATGTTGAGGTTGGTGGTTGGAGAGTCAAGGATGGTTCTGATTGGGTTCCTATTGAATTAAATACAATAACATCATTACCAAAGAAGTTGCATTTTACCCATACATTAAATGCTGGAACCATTTTTGGTTCGTTTATATCTACTGATCCAGTGGCTGTAGACGGAATAACATATCCATCACAAACAGGCACAGACGCTGGCGGTATAAGAGAAATACATGCAACATATAAAACACTAAAAGAAAGAAGTGTTAATTACTATTTCCAAGACAGAGAGTTTTTGAATGGACTAATACAGAACCAGAACATCTTTTCAAATTCCAAAACATACCTGATGCAGACTAAGCCAGAGGTAATTGGTATTAATACATATGATGTTCAGTATACAACTCCAGCTGCGGTCATAGCTGATATTGCTCCTGTAGAATATCTAATGAAATATTTTCCAGGTAATGAAGTTGTAGATCAAAAATATTTACAGCAAAAGTTAGTGGATGAATATTCTTTGTCTTATTCAACTATTCTGAATACAGGGTTCAGATCGAAATTCGCCATAGCAAATAATGCATCACATATGATATTCCTAAAAAAGGATCCAAGTGAAATAATGCCTTTTGATATTTCTTTAAATATTTGGACACATGAGATTATTGCTCCATCTGATCCAGAAGTATTAGAAAAGATTCTAGATCCTTCAAATATATCAGAGGCAGTTCAGTTAGACTCAAATTGGATACAGTCAAAAGATGCAGCCAATAAACTTATTAACATAATTTCTAAGGGTATAGATATATTCTCTAAAGATGTTTCTATACAGATATTTGGAAACCCATTATTGCAGGTTGGAGACGTAGTACAGCTTTCGTATAATTTAGGAGGGCTAAATAGCCAAAAGTATATAGTCCACTCTGTATCACAAAGCTTTGATAACGGTCTTTCTACTGCTCTAGTTTTAAATATGATAACCGACGGGGTATCGTATTAAGCAGCCCCATAATGATATAATTATACACAAAGGAGAATAAATGGCTTACGTAAAAATATCAGACCCAGCAATCATGGATCTATCGGGGATTCAACAAATTATCAATGTTGTTAATCAACATAGTGATTACCTAAATGCTTTAGTAAATAGGTTTGGAGCAAACTATATTCCAGACTGGACACAGCCAGACGTGCAGGCTAATTTTGACATAGCAACAAGCAACATTATTTATGGAAAAGTAACTATTACACCAGATGATGATGCTACAGTACCAACTAGCGGTAGAACGTATTATTCTAAAAATGTTACATTTGATACAGGTATTTCATTTTCTGAAATTCCAAATGTTATCATAACAAACAATAATATAGATAATGAAATTTATGGAAATCTTGATATAGTTGCATCTATTCATAATTGCAGCACTACTGGATTTACTGCTAGAATATATAGGGCTGGAATTAAAACAACAAATAAAGATTTGATCACTACTGATGTAGAGCTTAACTTTATTGCAGTTGGCAGAAGATAGGTTAATATCGTGCAGTCTCAATATAGATCACCTTTTACTGTTGGTAAAAGAAAAACTGTCTATATAGATGCTGCTGATCCAAGAGTTCAGGGTTTTAAAGCAAACATTACGGCTGCAAGACTTGGGGCAGAACTTGTTATCGTAGACTCTAGAGTAAACACTTTAAGTCAGGCTGGAAGATTATCTAATATTAGATTTTCAGCCACATCTCCAAAAGGTGATACTATTGATCCAAAAGGAGAAAATTTTTTAACTCCTTTAGGACTTAGTAATGTTTCTGTAGCATGGGAAGAGCTTTCTGGTGGACCAGCACTTGTAATATCTTTTGATTTTGATTTCAATGATCCTGAAAATAAATATGTATCTAGTTTCGGGTATACATTAACAGGGAATGGCGAAACAACACCACTTATAGAAAGCATTACTTTAAATAAGGATAGCACATCACAAAGAGTAGAATTTACATATGCATTAAATACACAATACTACGGTCTTTTTCAAACATCTTTTACAGAGTTAAAAATAGCTGCATATGATAGTTTTGGTAATAATGGTCCAGTTACAACAATTACATCTATACCGTCATATTCAAATAGCTTACCTGCTCCCGTTATTACTGTAACCAGTATTCCGATGGGGTATTCTGTTGATTGGAATACAATTGCACAAACCTATCAATATATTTCAGTAGAAGAAATTGTTTCCGATGCTGGAACAGCACCATCTACTGGGTATCAACAAGTATATCTAGATACGCATAAGCCTGCTAATGTGATTACACCAACTACTGAATCAAGATGGGTAAAGGCAAGGTTTACTGATAAGGCTGGAACATATGGGCCATTTTCAAATGCAGTAAAGGTAACACCAACTAATCCAGTATCAGCAGATTTAATTCCGCCATCAGAAGTAGTTTCAGTATCCGCAGCGTGGTCTGGAGACAATATTGTTATTAGTTACACACTTCCATCAACAGACGCTGGAACTAGATTTCAAGTTGGATTAACTGCTCCAAATTCTGCCGTTGGATATTTCTATGCCTTCCCATCTGGAACATCATTAAATCAAACATACACGATAACAAAAGCAGATCTATTTGCACAATTTGGATCCCACTATTCTTCTTATACTGGAGTCTTCAAAAGCATAGATGCAGCAGATAATAAATCTAGCGGAGTGGCTTTTACTGTTGCACAAAGGGCAAATCCATTACTTGGAATTACTCCTACCTTTACTACAACTGCTCTTGTAAATGGCTATAACGTTTCTTATACCCTTCCAGCTGGTGCAGTATATGCTGAGGTCTATCAAAAATATACAAGCTGGTCTGGAGTAACTCCATATGATTCATTTACTGGAACATATTCCTCTGGCGGAGCGTCTGGAACTAATACTGTAACACTATCAGGCGTTGTTTCAAATAAAGGTGTTTCTGTAACTCCATTAGTAGGATTTATTGTTATAGGATCTGGTATTCCAGAAAATACCTATATAACAGCGGTAGCTGGGAATCAGATAACGGTTAATAATAACTTTACATCTCAGGTATCAGGATCAGTTACAGGATATGGAATAGTTTACTCTGGAACAAGTCCAGCAAATATATCTTCTACTATATACCAAAATACATATTTGCTTGTAAGATATTATGATGATTTTGAAAATCCATCTAATTATTCTGCAGAACAAATTGTAGTACCACTTCAACCAGTAACAGTAGATATATCTGGTCCTGGAAATGTTGCCACAGTCAACTCTCCAACAAGTGGCATAGACACTTCTGGTACTTTAGGATTTAATGGGTACATTAATTTAACATGGACTGCAGTTTCAGATACAACCCTTCGTGGATATAGAATTAGATTTACAACAGATACAACAAATCCTGTTTATTCATATGTAGATTATCCTATTGATCAAACAAATCCTCCTACAGGAACGCTGTCTTACAAGCTTGCTGGATTGGCAGTAGGCGCAACATATAAGTTAGCAGTAGCCACATATGATGAATATAATAACACATCTTCCTCATATGTATCTTTTACTGATACAGCTATATCTGGTACTCCAGCAATAACGGATTATATTACTGCTGGAAACTTTCAATTTGGCCAAGGTGTTGATCCAAGTAACATTACTGGTATAACTGGTACTAAGCGTGGTCTATTTTTTGACGATAGTAACTATTGGTTCTTAAATGCTTCAGATAGCGCAAGACTAAAGGTTGGTGGATCAACAAGCAACTACTTATTGTGGAATGGATCATCATTTACTATTGATGGAAATATAACTGCACGTGGAGGATCATTTTCTGGCAATATAGCATTAACAACTTCTGGCGCATCTATTTATAGCGGAGATGTTACAACAAGCCCAGGAAATCTTACAGGCGATGGCTTTATATTTAATAAAGATGGGCTTTTAATTCGTAAGGGCAGTAATCAAGTATCACTAGATACAACCAATGGAGCAATAACTGCCAATGCTGGAAATATAGCAGACTGGGTAATACATACAAGTAAAATAGAAAAACTAGATCCAACAACAACAAAATATGCTGGATTGTCATCAACTGGTTTATATAAATTCTGGTCTGGAAGTACGTCTGCTGGCGGAGATACAACGCAGTTTGCAGTAGATAGAACTGGAAAGCTTTATGCTAGCTCAGCACAAATATCAGGAGGAACACTAGATGTAGGGCCTGCATGGCCTAGTGGATTCCACGTAGATAGTTCTGGAAATCTAAAAGCTGCAGGTGCAATTATTAATGGAGAAATACAAGCTACATCTGGAGAAATATCTGGCAATTTCCAAATCAAATCTACTGGATCTTTTTATGCTGGCAATGGAACAACGTCTTCTGTTGTAATAAATACAAATGGAATGGCAGCTTTAGATTCGTCAGGAGCTGGCATAACAGAAATATTGACATCTCCAATTACATACGGGTCAACACCAAAGGGAAATGATACGGGTGCTACATTAGGAGACCCACTTCCTGTTGCTATTAATTTCTTTACAAAGGGTGGACTAATTGCTGGATGGGTAGTTGGACCATCAACAATAACAGATAGGTCTCAACAATTTGTTTTGGACTCTACAAATAAAAGAATATCCATTACTGGTGTAATTGATGTTTCAACTAACTACCGTGTAAGATTTGGAACGGACCTAACTGGTTCTGGAAGCGGTACTACTAATATATTTGAAGCAGGGGTAGATGGACAAACTCCAAATGTGTATATTACTAGAAGTGGTATATTAAATGCACAGGGAGCTGTTTTAGCTGGGACACTAACTGCTGGTATAGATGCTATGAAATTTGGAGATAATGTTAATGGTTCAAATGATGGTATTTATATAGATTCCAATGATTACTGGTATTCAGATGGATCAGCAAAATTTGGTAATGGTACAATAGAGATATTAACAGATAGCACTGTAAAATTTGCTACTGGTAATATTGAATTTAATAATGTTGGAGATTTTCTTAGTGATGAAAATAACTATGCAGGAGATCCAACTATTACAATTAATACTAGCAATAAATTAACACAGGGTAGAAGATTTATATATAATGTAACTTCTACTCCACAAGATCCATTTTCTTGGAATAATACTACAAAAACGGGGGATTTTCTTTGGAAAGGTACTACTTCAAAGCCAGTGAAAACTGGAGACCTAATCTTTACAACATAGGATAATTATGGCTCCAAAAATATATAGATTAAGTTCATCTGGTGCATGGGAGCAAATAAAAAAGCTTTATAGGCTTAGTTCTTCTGGTACCTGGGAAGCATTAAAAAAGGTCTGGAGACTAAGTTCTTCTGGTGTATGGGAAATAATATTTTCTCCACTTGCTACCCCTTCAATTAAAAGTGCAACAAAGCCGTTATTATATTTTAGAGACACGGGTGGATATGAGACAGCATCTTCAGAAATTGCTGCTGCTACAGGATCCAATCTTACATCGCCAGCAGCATACGATAGTGACAAAGTATTTTTAATTAGAGGTAATTGGAACGAAGAGCCAATATCTTTTTATATGAGAATTCAAAAATCTCAAACCGCAGGGTTCACTTCTGGAGTTTCTACTGTAAATGGATCATCTTCTATAACAAGAACATACGCCACATATTCAGATTCTAACTACGCTGATGAAGTACCATTAAGTTCTGCTAATAGATATACTATTACAAAGGCAGATGTAAGAGATGGATATTATTTTAGGGGGTATATAGAAGCAACAAATGATATTAATTTAATGGGATCATATTCGACAGAAGTAGTTTTACCAAGAATGTATGCAAATGTTAGTTTTACTCAAAATTTAGATGGATCATATGGAACTAGTTTACAAACTAACGGCGGTACTTTTACATGGTCATATACAGGTAACTCAACAATACAGGCACAGGATATTGATCAACAAGAATTTTTAGTATACCCGCTTAACAATACATCTGGCAGTGCGCTTTATAGCACAACTATATTTCCTGGAACTGGCACTAGTACTCCAACTACTACAGTTACTTTTACTAGCGCTAATCTAAATCCTAGCACACAATATACAATTGTAATAAAATCAACAATGAAAGATGGATGGGCATCTAATTCAACCATTGCTCTTAGAACCATAGAGACTGATCAAAAAACTTTTACTACCTCTGCTGCAAAGCCAGCAACTCCAACAGGCGTCACTGGAACAGATATTGGAACAAATAGACCTTATAATAATGGAGCCGTATCTTTATCTTGGACTCAGCCAAGTAATGGAGTTACAATCACAGGGTATAAGATAGAATATGCTCAAGGTCCAGGATACATAACGTATTCTACATTAGTTGCAAACACTGGAAATAACAGTACATCTGGAACATTTACAGGATTGTTGTCTAATACTAATTATAAGTTTATAGTAACTGCTATTGGATCAACACAAAATTCAGATCCATCATCAGCAAGTGATGCTGTTTTAATTACAACAGTTCCAATTGCTCCGACAGGAGTATATGCTGTTGCTGGCGACGCATTAGCTTATGTATACTATACTGCATCCTCTGCATCTGGGGGAAAAACCATATCTTTTTATAGAGCAACATCTGATCCAGGTGGAATAACTGCTACAGATATTATTTCTCCAATAGAAGTAACTGGATTAACAAACTATACATCTTATACATTTACTGTTGCAGCATACAATGCAAATGGATACTCTGCTGAATCTACCGCATCTTCTGCAGTAACTCCTCAGTTCCCAGTGCCAGTCGGAAGCGGTACTGTAACAATAGCATCTCAATCTCAAACAAACTATATATATCAAATAACATCTTATGGAACATGGTCTAATAGTGCAACAAGCTATGACTATGAATGGCAAACAAGCTCTAATGGTGGAGTTAGTTGGACTACACGAGCTTCTGGAACAAATGTTTCAACAATTCCAAATTATAATGCATCTAGTTATAAAGCACAAAATATTAGATTGCGGGTATATGGAAGAAATCAAACTGGAGCAGCAATAACTCCATTAGATAGCAATACATTATTTATATTCTATACAGCACCAGTAATTACTTCATTTAGTGTTACTGGGGACGAGCTTCAGGTATCATATTCTTTTAGTTATACTGCAGACGATCCTTCTACTAGTACAGAACTTGAGTATAAATTATCATCAGCATCCACTTGGACTACAATAATTAGTCCGTCAAGTAATGGATTTATTAGTCTAAGTCCAGGAACGTACGATTTTAGATTATGGGTTTATAACTCTATCAATGGTGGTAGTAGACTAACTTCTTCTACTCTTACTGGAATAGTTGTATCTAAGTTCTATGTTTTCTCATTTGGAAATATTTTATACCCGTCAACTAATGGACATATAGGATTAACTGGTGGATCAACAACTAATATACCATCAACTGGTAAATTCCTTTCTATATTTCCAGGAGACTATGTAGGAAATACTGGAGCTTCGCCAGGGTATATGTTAGCATGGTCAGATTCAACTAAATATGTTATAAGGTTTGATGGATATCTATATGGGTTTGTTGGACAGTCAGCATACAGAGTTCAATGGATGGCAACATTTTATACTAATCAAGATTATGTTGATGTTAAGATTATTTCAAAGGGTAGTAGTATAAGTGGTGCAGAAACAGTTGGATTATATAAAAATGGGTCTGTAGTATCTGGATTGCCTGGACCATATACGTTATCTACTGGAACAACATTTAGGGTGCGTTTCGATGCTACATCTGGATCTTTTGGTATTTCATATGATGAAATATCAATAACATCTCCAAATGATATTATGACAACTGCTGGTACTAAAACTGGTACTGGAGATGATGATATCTATTACTCAATAACTACATCTTCAAATTATTATAAAACACCAGTTGTTTCTTTCCAGTCTCCATCAAATACAAACACTACATTATCAGTTCCATTTACTGAAACATCTACTGATTATATTACATATAATGTAAGATCTGGAAGTTATTCTGGCACTGTATTATCATCTGGTACCCTTTTTTCTAGCCCATTAACGGCAAGTGGGCTTACGGCTGCAACAACTTATTATATTACAGCAATACCATATAATTATAAAAATCAAGCAGGTCCAGCAGTACAAACCACTTCACAAACAACTCCTCCTGCTCCAACAGTAACTTGGAGCAGCGTTACCTCATCAACAGCCACAGTATCTTGGTCTGCAGCAAGCGCTACTTCATATTATGTAATGATTTATAACACTAATAGCTTTATTTATGTTTATGGTCCAACTACGACTTCAAATACCTTTGTTAATTTAACTGGCTTAACCACTGCAGCACCATATAAAGCCTATGTTTACGGAATTAATAGTGGTGGAAATGGACCAGACACTCAGGTTGACCAATATACAGATGCTAAAATATTCTATGATGGAAATACAAATACTGGTGGGTCTGTTCCAGCAACCACAGAGCATGATTATAATTCATTTGCAACAGTAGCAGGAAATACTGGTAGTTTAACAAAAACATATGGAACTTGGTCTGGATGGTCTTTATTTTCAGACGGCTCTGGAACTACATATGGTCCAGGATATACATCAACTATACAAATGAATGATAGTAAATATTTATATGCAAAATGGACACCTAATGTTCCAGGTACTCCATCAGCAACAGTAAACTATGGACCATCTACGACCACCTCCTCTGGAAACTATCTTACATTTAGCAATGTGTTTTTTGGATCTGACACATCTTCGGTTTTAGTTGAATGGGGAACTTCTACTTCATATGGTAATAGCTCATCTATAACATCAAATGGTGGATCATATACAACACCATCTAATTTATCCTGGAATACAACATATTATTGGAGAGCAAGAGGATATAATCCATTTTATAATAATTATGGATCAGCAGTAACTGGTTCAGTATCTATTCCAATAACTACCTGGACTGTAACATTCAATGCTGGAGATAATGGCGGTACTGTTGATGGTGCATCATCTACAACTCGTACTGCCAATAATGGTAGTGCTGTTACTGCCCCAACGGCATCAAGAAGCGGATATACATTTAATGGGTGGTACAATTCTTCATCTGGTGGATCTCTAATAGTTTCTGGTGGAGGATCTTATACTCCATCTTCTAATATAACTTTATGGGCACAATTTACATTAATTCAAGTTGCACCATTTAATGGTAGTGTAACTATATCTAAACAAAGCGGAGATGGTACAATAAGTGCTGCAAGAGTTGGTGATGTTTATGCTGTAACTAGTGCAACTGCTAGCGGTACGCCAACACCTTCTGTTTCTGGATATCAATGGCAAAAATATAGCGGCCTATCAGATACATGGAGCAATCTTAGCGGACAAACATCATCTTCATATACAGTTAATTATACAGATGGTGTAGGATCAAGCTATAGATGCCTTGTTACTTTTTCTAATGGAGTTTCTCCAAATTTACAAACTCCATCAAATACATTAACTGTTGCTGTTCCAACAATTACAAATGTTATATCATATTATTATTCAACCGCTCCGTTTGTTATTTGGTATGTTTTTGGTTATAATATGCGAGGAATAACTAGCAGAACAATTATCCAAGGCTCTACTCAAGCTGGTAGTTCAACAAGTGCAAGCACTAATAGTGATGCCGTAAGTGCGGGAATAAGTAGGCAAACTAGCGTAGGTGGAACTGGACAAACATATGCGCTTATAATTAGGCCAGAAGCAAACGCTGGAGGAGGAGGAGCACTTGGAGTTGTTGTAACTACAAATACGCTCACAAACAACCTAACAAATAGAACTAATAGTCCTATAACAAATACATTTAGTGCTGGAGGATCAATATAATGATAAGTAATAAAGAAAAAATATTATTATTGGATAGAAGAATAACAGATTTATCTGAAATTTATCTGTCTCTGCTTGATTATATACAAAAAATTGAAAACGGAATGGAAGACCCAGATATGACAATATCTGAGTGTAATGAGGTTTTGCCAAAAATTCAGGCAAAAAAAGAAGCCCTGATAGCAAAAAAACAAGAGCTATTAGACTCTATACCAGTGGTATAATATACTAGGAGGAAAAATGACCACACTAAGCAATGAAGAAAAAATATCAATAATCAATCAGCATAAGAAAAATGTTGAATATAGCAAGTATAACTTGCAGATATCTTTGATTGAGGAAAATGCAGTAACTTCCCCAGATCAAGATGCGATTGATTCATTAAATGATAAAATTACTGAGATTAATAAAAAAATCACAGCATTAGATGCAGAAATAGCATCTTTATCATAATATAATTTGGGGGGAAAATGGATAAGTCAGAGTTAATTATTACTGCTTTGCAACAGCGTATAGGCGAACTTGTTTCTAATTATGAAACACAGGTTGCTATTTTGAGAGCAGAGATTACTAATCTTATTGATGAAAAAAATGATAAGCAAAAGGCTGCTCAGGAGTATGCTCAAGAAATTGCATCTAGGGTTGGAATAGAAGAGTAGAATGTTTTGTAGAAAATGCAAGGGTAGAGTTTTTATAGACCGTCAATATTCTAATATTGATCACATAGAGACCTTTTGCATAATGTGTGGAACTAGAAAATTTTTTCATCCACCGTCTGAATCTCTGGAGGGAAGATGGCTACTGGAAAAGGAAAAATCGAGAGCCAAGCATACAATAACGAGCCTGTAATAAAAGCCAATAAAAAAATTTGGTTTTTAAATGGTGATTTAGTTAGGCTTCATCATAGTTCTCGTTCTACTGGTATGGTTACTGTTTATAATATTACAAAAGATAGATTAGAAACATGTCTTCGTACAGATTTCAGAAAAAATAGACAAAGAGCATATACTGTAGCAGATACAGCAAGACTTGTCAATAGGCATCGTAAATATTTTCCATCATTAATTAAACGTGGAATTATTCCACCACCAACAGGTGCACAAGTTGGCGGTACAAGAGAATGGAAAATTAGAGCATACTATTCTGAATCGCAAGTAAAAGAGATTCGTGATATACTTGCAAGTATACATATTGGAAGACCAAGAAAAGATAACTTAATAACAAATAATATGACTCCTACAGCACAGGAGTTGACACGAAAAACTGGTGATGGTATACTGGTTTATACGAAAACTGAAGACGGCAGGTATATACCTGTTTGGGGAGAGAGCATTAATTAGCCTATGAAGGAGGCAGTGGTGGAAGAACGAAATGATACAAAGGTATCCGTAACTCTTGGATACACTCTTAATTTAGGAAACTTTCAATCTTTGCGTGTTGATCTAGGAGTTGTAGATTATACCCGTGATGGCGAGACTACTAACGATGCAATGGATCGTGTGTATGCTTTTGTTGAAAGCAAGGTAGTTGAAAAGGTCCAAGAAGCAAAAGCAGAGATTGTAGAAGAATAACCATGGCTGATCGCAAAGACCGTATGGCTTTGCTCAGTCGCTACAATAAGCTTCACTTGCAGAGATACGAGCAAAAGTCTAATCTCAACCTTAATGTTGAACAATGGGCTGCAGATGCCTTAGTTGAATCTTATGGAATTAAAGCTTGTTATGATTTGTTAGATTATTACTTCAGCGTAGCGCAAAGTCCTAACTGGAACTTTTTTGCCTACAATGCACAAGAGATTTTAAATGGTAGAGATGCTACAGAAAAAGATATATTAGAAAGACAAGAGCGTAGAGAGTTGGCTAGGAAGTGGTTAAGTGAATAATTCAGAATCAAAATTAATATCTGCTGTATTAGAAGATAAACAGGTACATGTTCTATTACAGGCCAACATTGACTCAATGCTTAGAACCCATGGAGATGTATGGGATTTCATTAAGCGCTATACAGAAAGTAATGGCACCGTACCTCCAGTATCTTTGGTAGTAGAAAAGTTTAGAGACTTTGCACCAACTCAAGGTGTTGGATCTACTAAGCATCATCTTGAGGAATTTCAGGCAGACTATCTAAATGATAGCCTAAAAGATATTATTCGCAATGCTGCGACAGAGGTTCAAGGTGGTCAAGGTGTAAAAGCTCTAGAGCAGCTAATTACAAAAACCTCAGAACTAAAAAAGAATACATCTGCAATTCGTGATATTGATGCAACTGACATTCAGTCTGCAATTGCATACTTTGAAAATGTAAAGAAGCAGCAAGAGTTAGGTAAGATTGGAATTAAGACAGGCTTGCCAGGGTTTGACAATTACCTCCCTTCAGGAATTATGCCAGGTCAATTGGGGATTTTCCTAGCATATCCAGGTATTGGTAAATCCTGGCTTGCTCTTTACTTTGCCGTACAGGCATGGAAACAGGGCAAGACACCAATGATCATAAGTCTTGAAATGTCTGAGACAGAAGTTCGTAATCGTGTGTTTGCGATTATGGGCGAGGGACTATGGTCACATCGTAAAATCTCCAATGGAGATATTGAAATAGATATGCTTAAGAAGTGGCATGAAAGTAAAATTGAAGGTAAGCCACCATTTCATATCATTTCTAATGATAGCGGTGGAGAAATTACTCCATCTGTTATTCGTGGAAAGATTGATCAGTACCGCCCAGACTTTGTGATTGTTGACTATCTACAACTCATGTCACCAAATCAAAAGTCTGATAATGAAACGGTACGCATGAAGAATCTTTCTCGTGAGTTAAAGCTTATGTCTATTAGTGAAGAAGTTCCAATTATTGCAATTTCTTCTGCTACTCCAGATGATGTTACTAACATGAGCACAGTTCCAACTCTAGGACAAACTGCTTGGTCACGCCAGATTGCGTATGATGCTGACTGGGTTCTAGCACTTGGTAGGGCAGCGAATAGTGATATAATTGAATGTGCGTTTAGAAAAAACCGTAACGGATTCATGGGAGACTTTTTAGTACAAGCAGACTTTGACAAGGGATATTACAGATATAAGGATTATGAAGACAAAAAATAACGATATATATACATCACAACAAATACAACGAGTACTAACAGGCGCAGGAATAGATATAGAGGCTGAGTACGGAACTGATTATATAATCTTTTGTCCTTATCATAATAATAATAGAACACCTGCTGGAGAAGTATCAAAAGAGTCTGGATTATTCTTTTGCTTTGGTTGTCAAACAACTAAAAATCTTATTGAGTTAATTATGCATATGACTGGTAGATCTTATTTTGAATCTATCAGATATATTAAGAGCAAAGAGATTGAAACTAATCTAGAGGATGTAGTTAATAAAGCTCTTTATGCTGCCCCAGATTTTGTACAGTATGATGAACTATTAATAAAGAGGCTAGCAAAGCAAGCTGTTGATAGTCCAAGAGCAACTTCATATTTTCAGGGTCGTAGAATAACGCAGGAATCTATGGTTAAGTTTGACCTTGGATATTCTGAAAAGCAAGACTCTGTAACGGTGCCAATGTATTCTCCAGATGGAATGTGTATTGGTTTTGTTGCAAGAACGGTAGAGGGAAAAGAATTCAAGAATACACCAGGATTACCAAAGAGTAAAATATTATTTAATTTGCATAGAGTAAAGTCATCTAGTATTGTTTATGTAGTAGAGTCTTCCTTTGATGCAATTAGATTAGATCAAGTAGGTTTACCCGCAGTTGCTACGCTGGGGGCTAATGTTTCATCAAGCCAGATGAAACTATTAGAAAAGTACTTCACAAATGTTGTACTTGTAGCAGACAATGATGAAGCAGGCTCAATTATGGCTGACCGCCTAACTGAGAAATTAGGGTCACTAGTTACAGTAGTTAAATTAGACAAACAATATAAAGATATAGGCGATATGAATGATGAAGCTATTAGACAACTGGAATACTCATTTGACAACTCTATCATTGCTATGCTAAAATAGAAAAACTTATATAAGGAGAAAAAATGGCAATAGTTAAAGGGCTTAAGAACATCAACGCATTAGTTGAAAAGCCAAAATATGAAAGCACAGGAACAAAGGTTCGTTGGGTAAAGTTAGCTGACGGACAAGCAGCAAAGATTCGATTCGTAAATGAACTAGATTCTGATTCTGCAAACTATAATGAAGATCGTGGTCTGGCTGTCGTTGTATCAGAACACACAAATCCAAAAGACTATAAGCGTAAAGCTGCGTGTACTCAGGATTCTGAGGGTCGTTGCTTTGGCTGTGAGATGGCACGTAAAGAGCCAAAGAGTGGCTGGAGAGCACGTCTCCGCTTCTATACCAATGTTCTAGTAGATGATGGAACAGAAGATCCATATATTGCAGTATGGTCACAAGGTATTAGCAAGCAATCTGCATTTAATACAATTCGTGAATATGCACTTGAAACAGGTAGCATTTCAAATATAGTATGGAAGTTAAAGCGTAATGGACAGGGAACTGAAACAAATTACACATTAATTCCATCCACTCCTGATACTGAACCATTCAAATGGGAAGGTCATGAATACTTTAATCTAGAAAAGGTCGTTCGTGAAGTTCCATATCCAGAGCAAGAAGCATTCTACTTTGGGTTTGATACTCCATCAACTACTACTACCAACATTGATTGGTAATAGATGAACTACGTTGGGCTTCATGTTCACACCCATTATTCTCTAATGGATGGTGTGGCAACTCCGCAGGAATATGTAAATAGAGCCGTTGAGCTTGGTATGCAAGCAATTGCTATCACAGATCATGGAACTTTGTCAGGTCATCGTGAGATGTACCGTGCTGCGAAAGAAGCAGGCATTAAGCCAATTCTTGGCATAGAAGGCTATATGACAACAGATATGGCTGATAAGAGGGCAAAGGCAGACCGCACTGACCCACTTGATCAGAACTATCATCATATAGTTCTTCTAGCCAAGAACCAACAAGGTCTAGAAAATCTTAATAAGATTAATGAGATTGCTTGGACTGATGGTTTTTTCAGTAAGCCAAGATTTGATTTTGAAACACTTGCAAAATATAAAGAGGGTATTATTGTAACTTCTGCTTGCCTCAGTGGCTGGATAGCCAAGGCAGTAGAGCTAGATGAACTTGCTATTGCTAAAAAGCATGTCGCATGGTTCAAAGAAACATTTGGGGATGATTACTATATCGAGGTAATGCCACATAACCCTGAAAGAGTTAATAAAGGATTAATTGATTTAGCAAAATCTATGGGGGTAAAGGTTGTAGTTACACCAGACTGCCACCACTCAGATACAAGTCAAAAAGAAATTCAGGAACTTATGTTAATCCTGAATACCCACGCAAAGTTACAGAAAGATGTAACATACGATAAGTCTAAAAAGCATAAGGATATGATGGATAGACTAGATTATCTTTATGGCGCAGATCGTCAAATGTCTTTTAGATCTTTTGATATTCATTTGCTCTCTTACGAAGAAATGAAATCCTGCATGGAAAAGCAGGGTATAGAAAATGAAGAGATGTTCAATAGCACTAATGAGATTATGAATAAGGTAGAAGACTATGATATTAAGTCTGGTCTTAATTTGCTACCAGTTCAATATAGAAATCCAGGAGAAGAACTTCGCAAGATTGCTATAGAAGGTCTTAAAGAACGTGGACTAGATACAAACGAAGAGTATCTAAATCGTCTTGACGAAGAACTAGAAATTATTAGTCAAAAGAATTTTGAACCATATTTTATGGTTGTACGTAACATGCTTAACTGGGCAAAGAAGGAAGGCATCATGGTTGGTCCAGGTCGTGGATCTTCTGCTGGCTCCTTGCTTTGCTACGCAATAGGTATTACAGATATTGACCCAATCAAGCATGGGTTATTGTTCTTCCGCTTCATTAATCCAGAACGTAATGACTTTCCAGATATTGATTCAGATATTCAAGATTCTCGTCGTGATGAAGTTAAAGATTATTTGGTTAGACAATATCGCCATGTTGCTTCAATTGCAACATTCTTAGAATTCAAAGATAAGGGTGTTGTGCGAGATGTTGCTCGTGCATTAAACATACCATTGCCAGATGTAAATAAAGTTTTAAAGACTGTAGATACATGGGATGATTTCTGTACATCAAGAAATGCAGAATGGTTCCGTGATAAATATCCAGAGGTAGTTGCTCTTGGAGATCAGCTTCGTGGTCGTATTCGTGGAACAGGAATACATGCTGCGGGTGTTGTTACAAGCAAAGAGCCAATATTTAAGTATGCTCCAATGGAAACTCGTAGCGTAACTGGATCTGATGATCGTATGCCAGTTGTGGCGGTAGACATGGAAGAGGCAGAGCGTATTGGTTTAATTAAGATAGATGCTCTTGGATTAAAGACATTAAGTGTTCTTAAAGATACTATTGATATTATTGAAGATAGATACGATAAGAAAATAGACTTGTTATTAATAGATATGGATGATAAAAATGTTTATCAGATGCTGTCTGACGGATATACGAAAGGTGTTTTTCAGTGCGAAGCAGCGCCATATACTAATCTACTTATTAAGATGGGCGTTAAAAGCCTAGCAGAACTTGCTGCCTCAAATGCCTTGGTGCGTCCAGGTGCTATGAATACAATTGGTAAAGACTATATTGCTCGTAAGCATGGTCGTCAAAATATTGACTATATGCACCAGATTCTTAAGCCATTTACGGAAGAAACATATGGGTGTATCCTATACCAGGAACAGGTTATGCAGGCTTGCGTTCAACTTGGTGGTATGACAATGGCCGAAGCTGACAAGGTTCGTAAGATCATTGGTAAAAAGAAGGATGCCAGAGAGTTTGATGTTTTCAAAGACCAGTTTATTAAAGGTGCTTCTAAGTATATTGCTCCTAATGATGCTTTGGATCTATGGCATGACTTTGAAGCACATGCGGGATATTCGTTCAACAAGTCTCATGCGGTTGCTTATTCTACGCTCTCGTATTGGACGGCGTGGCTAAAGTATCATTA